AACAAAAAAATCATTTTCAGACATCCATATTTTCGATGGTAAATTTAATCGAATATTACCAACACCACCTACCCAGTTAGTCCATGAAACATTAAACCAATAATCAATCATCTGACTTTGACGTATATACCAACCTTTTTGACTAGAATATGTCACAGTTCCTTTAGTAGTAGAACCCTTAATAGTAGGAATATACTCAAGAGTTATTCCATTTACACCCTGAGCAAGATCACGTAAAGCTTGTTCGAGTTGTAGTTTTTGACTAGTCGGATCATCACTAAGAATATAATTTGTTGCTGGCCTCATTGCTTAATCCTTGATCCTTCTTGCATCCATAAAAGTACTCCATGAATCTCAATTTGTTGAAGAGGTATATTGGAATCCGCGAGTTGTGTTTCAGTCATGTAAATCTTCATCTTAATAAATTCACCTGAAGCTACACAATCAGCAAAAACCCATACTTTCTCACCTGTTCCAGTGGAACAATCAATAGTTTGCGTATAGATAGGCTCAACATCTTCATCAACATAAAAATCTACTGTAAATTCAGCATTGGTAAGTCTCGTTACGAAGAAGCCTGCTTGCTGGATTTGGACTTCTACACCCTTTTTTATAAATGGATTTAAACGTCCTGTTTGAAGTTCAAAATTAATGTTCGTTCCATCAACACCCCAAGTCGTTGAATCAAGATTGGCATCCTCATCATTTACATGATAAATATAACCATTTTCATGACCAGAAAGGAGAATCGGATAACCTGCTTGCATCTGACGGTCACCCCACTTTACACCAGCTAGTGAAGCAATAGTATAACCTGAATAATCCTCAAAAGTTTTGTCTGAACCAGCAATCCAAGTTCCAAAACTATAGCATGAAAGATCGTACTTAAAAAAGGCTCTATCTTCATAATTGTAAACTAAAACAGAGTTGTTTGTTGCCGTATTAGGAGCTTTAGGATATGCATACCACACTTGATCAAAGTCATCAGCAATGCCAGCACAAGCCTTTGAAATGTTATCTAAATCCATCTCATAAGCAAAATCGGGAATAACTTTATCAAAGTTACCCGTACAGCCAGGAGAACCGTTCGTAGATATCAATCCCTTGCCGCCTAAAAAAGCCGCAGAATCAACATACTCTATTCCACAATGCGTTGTGCTTACATCTTGCTTCCCTGCAATCCTACGCCATCTAAACGTATCATTACCATCACCAGTATAATCAATAGTCCATATGCTATGCTCAAATGCAATAACTGGAAGACCTCCAAAAAATGCAAAATCAACGATCTCATCATTAGTATCAGCATCCTCAAAATTTCCGTTTCCTGCGTTTTCTCTTCGCCATGCATTAACCGCTAAAGGATCACCTTTAAAACACCATGCCATACGTTGTGGATAATGCGTTGCTGAAGCACCCTCCTTAACATTAAGAAGAATAACTCTACCATGCCATGTGAAAACGATTAATGCCGCAACATATCTATCATTAGCATTCGTATCATACTGTAAAGTATTGTCATCAGCAATAGGATCGCGTATCACAGTACCATCATAATATCGTATTCCATTGACAGGGAAAGCTCCAGAGGTGTTGTAAGTCTCATTATCAGTCATCCATAACTTGTCATTATAAGCATGATACCACATTAGATTTGTGCCAGTCCAAAGATCGTAATTTATACCACCTTCTGCAGGAACGTTGTCGAAATAATTATATGTCGTATTAAACTTACTCATACGGGTTGTGCCGTGAGATATTAATACATTGCTGCCAGTGTATCGCTTGAATTCGTTAATTCCTCTAACGTCCTCAGAATCCTCATAGTGATAGTCCACATCAACATTACCAACTATCGCACCAGTGAATGTAACGTCTATCGCACCCGTTGCATAATTTATTGTTCCCGTTCCATCTCCTGTAAACGTTCCAATAGGATAAACACCATTATCTCGCAAAACTTGTACACCACCATCGTCATATACCTTTATTGAGTGTGGTATAGCTATTGAAGGCATACTAGCCAATGTTATCGTATATTGATTTCCAGCAGGATTAGCAAAACCAGTTTCAGCACTGATAAATTTACCTATCTGCCCAAAAATACTTTGACCACTTCGTTTTCTTACAATACCCCTTCTAAGCATCATATTACTTAAAGAGGTAAATGCCTCTGCTGGTATCTTCCAAGGAGCCACGGACAGGTCAAGGCCGCTACGAAAGTCGTAGATCGGAAACGGGACAAATGTCATAAGTTATACTCCATTATTTCCATCAACTTTACTGACTTCAAGAAGTACCTGTTCGGTATTCTTCTTTAAACTATTAATAGCTTTACTGTGATTGTTCATAAACGTAAAAGTTTCTTCTTTAAGTTTAGCAAGTGTATTTCGTATCTCACCAGTTAGTTGCTTCACTCCCATAGTATTGTTATGGTCATCCATCTGCATAAACATGGCTCTCACTGGCGCACAATCTTCGCAAACTTTCGGTTGATTTCCATCGGAACATGACCATATCGTCTCACGATAAAATGGACATACTTTTCCATCTTTGTTATGCTGTTCCCAAAAAATACATTTCTCTTTTAAACACGTTCCTTCCATTTCTTCCTCAATTTAAGTTAATTCTTCGTGGCGAGTAAAACCACCCTACCAGCTGGTCTCCACGTATTACCATCTGAATGGCCGCTTCCTCCACCTGTCGAACTTGTATTTCTTGATGCGACAGCTATAATAATTTGACTACCACCCCTAGAACGACCTATAACACGATATTCAGGGAAATTATAAGTGTGCGTATGCGCTGGTATCTCAGCTTCTGTTAGCGTGTGCTCTGGAATTGTCCAACTACCTGCAACATCACCGCCAGTCGTATATGTAGTCCCACCCTTAACAGCAATAAGAGAATCTCCAACATCGGAAACCTCTGTCCATCCTACTGGAGGCGCTGACATGTAAAAAAGCATTGGAGTCTTATTATATATAGGAAATAAATCGGCTATATAAGTGCCATTAAGCAGTCTAGCAGATGTTAAAACGACTTCTACAGCTGCATTGTTATTTCTAATCTTCCCTACTGCTACAAGAAAGTCCGTTGATGCTGCTGGTTCGGATTTGTCCCATGTCATAACTTAATCCTTCGTACAGATTATTCCAACCCTTGCCGCAGGACGATATGTAGAACCATGTGAATGACTACCACCACCACCCGTTGAACCCGTTGCTGTTCCTGTTGTCCTACTAGTAACACAAGGTTGATCACCAGTTCTTCGCTTGCCTTCTGGACCATCTGGCGAAGAATAAGTATGTATATGCGCTGGTATCTCAGCCTCTATTAACGTATGATCTGGTAGCGTCCAATCACCAGCAGCAGCGCCACCAGTCGTATATGTAGCACCGCCTTTAATCGCTAGTAAAGTATCACCCAAAATAAGAACTTCTGTCCATCCTACTGGTTGAGCATCAAGGTAAAACCACATCGCTGACGTGCCACCTACAGGAATATAATCGGGAATTGGTGTGCCATCAGCTAAACGAGTAGCGCCGCAAACTAATTCAACTTGATCATTATTTTCTCTAATATAATCAGCTCCTACAGGAACATCAGTCGTATCCCCTGGCTCACTTGCACGCCACGTACTCATATAATTACCTCTTAAAATCTATGCATTGGTCTTTTTGATGCACTCTGAAATACTATCTTCTTCTTAAGATAACGTTTTTCCCTTTCATACCAACTAAGAACCTGATTTAAACGATCATCCTCGCCTGTCTTCTCTAGTATGTCAACAGCCGCTCCATGAGCTATCACAGAACCCCACTCATCATAACTTCTACCATTTGCTGTAGGAACATCCGTTGGATTGGAAAATAGAGTAGGACGGATAATACAAGGCATCTTGATGTAATATATACCATCAGGAATTACCGTTACATATATCAAACCACTATAAAGAAGGAAGTCTGTCGGCTCACCATTTTGACTAGAAATTAAATCCACTGTCGGAAATTGTGACCAATACAAATCAGCATCAGTATAAACATTTCCACTAGAACCAATCGTATCTGTTTCAGATATGAAGACTGAACCATCAAAAGATACAACCTTGTCTTGATCAATCGTATAAGATTGTGTATCAGCTATCGTAACAAATTCATACAAATCATGAAGCTCAGGGGGGTTGACTTCTTGGGGAAATTTAAACCATAAATATTGATTTATCCTATTGCTTAAACTAACATCACTCAATTGATTAAGGCTTCTTTTCATAGTAAGACCCCTAATCTCATCTTTGATACTATCAAAATCCCATAAAGACATAATACCCCCTTAAAATTATATTACTTGTGCCGCTTTTGCTCGCCACTTCTTCTGATCTGGTATATCCGTTTTTATATCAAATTCTTTCTCAAAAGTCTCTAAAACTGTCGCTGAACAACGAGGTATCCTTCCAACAACTTTTAAGGTGGCTTGAACTTCTCCAGCTTCCCTCGTTAACGCCCTGTCAAGATAACTTAACGAATTAATATGATCTGCTATCTCAGAACGATAACAATACTCATCACCGTCTTTCAACTCAAAACGTACCCCTTGCTTAGTAAATTGTATTGTTCCGCCTGCTTGCTCCTGATAATGAAAAATAAACCTTTTCATCTTAATAAGTTTGCCTTCTTCGCGTAACTTGTCTTGTTCTTTCTTTAAGATAAGATCTAATTTGAAATCCTTTAAGGCTTCTTTTTCTTCGTTTAGCATCATTTCCATTTCTTCACGAAGTCTCTTTTTCTCATCCATAAGCTCTTGTAATCTAAGCTCTTCAGCTTCAAGACCTGCTTTAACGTCATCCGTTACAACAGTGTCAACTTTCTCTTTATTCGTCATCTTACTCATCTTATTACCTCAATTTTAAAATAAACCCCCTGCCGAAACAGGGGATAACATTATCATCCTAAATCGCCTAAATTCAAAAACTGTGAATCTTGGTAACAGGTAACTTCTATCAAGTCACCATCAACACCAACAATGTCAGTACCTAGCGTTACGCCAGCAGAACCCTCGTTCTCAACAACTCCGCTAAGACTATAGAGAATACCACCAGATGTGTAAGCCGTGAATGCGGAAGCATCAAGGTCGTCGCCTTCCATCGTCATTAGACGGACAGAGTTAACGCCAACGATATACGCTTTGTACATGTTGCCGTTCAGCTCAACCATGCCGCCAACTGCCATGTCACGCACCCTTACGGTGATCGTATCAGCAGTAGAACCAAGACCATGAGCCGTTACAGTCAAAACACATGGACTTGCTGGCGTTGCTCCTGAAATTGTCGCTTGCTGGTTTGTCACATCCGTATCGTTATACGGAGTAAAACCATTGCTAGTGCTGATAGAACGGTTGATACCTGTATCATCAGCAATCGCGTTAAGAGAATAACCAGCAGTCATCTGCTTGTTCCAGTGACTTTCTACTACATTACCATCGGTTGCCCACTTCTTGTTGTTCTTAAGGTCGATCCTGTCACTGACAAAACCAACATCAAGATCTATAGCAGCACCGCCACTCTCAAAATAAAACGTTTTTGATAAACTCATTTTAAACCTCCTGTGTTAAACGGTATGTGACATGAGCATCTTGCTCATCCAGTTATCTTGTAAAATTAAGCTTCCATATCCCATGATTTTCCAACCATGAGTTGCAATTTGATCAAGAGGGTCATTACTCCCTGCAGAACCAAAGTCCTTAAAGTGTGAAGACACGTTCCCGTTTAAATCGACAGTAGTATATGAGTTCTTGGCTATAACAAATGCACTATAATAACCTGTATCAGCATCATAGTAACCAAGAGATGAAAGCATCCACCTCATCATTCCTGTAATACCCATCTCAGCAGGATGAAGACCAGCTTTTTGAGGATAAGTTTCCTTTCCTCGCCAATAAGGAGCAAGCCCCTCAAGGTCATCCATCATCGAAACACTTGACAATGCCCAGAAAGTCTCTGGTAAAGGCGCTGTTCCGAATTTATTTGCACCATCTTGCATCGCGTTGAATGGTCGGCCATCATTTTCCATGATCTGCTTAACAACTGCACGAATATCTTTAGCACTAATTTCCGTAGCCACCAAAGCTCCAAATTCGCAAGTATAAGAACTCGCTGTTGCTGCAAGAACATCTCTCGTTAAAATATCTGTAGTACGTCCCATCTGCTCACCGAGCAAAACAGTACTTTCGTTCATTACTGGATCTTCTAGCGTATAATCACATAAATCAGTAATTTCGATAAAATCACCGTATTGCTTTACACGAACAGTTTTCCTGATATTAGTCATCTTCTGACCAGCAGGTTTTGTGCCTTCAACAAGTGAAGCCAATGCAGGCGCTAGCGGTAAAAATCCGCCTACCTTGAATTGATCTCCAGTGCCTTTTGGCATTTTTGATTTCTTTGAAAAAAGATTGTGGATTTCAAATGGTTCTGCTCTGTCGATCATTAACCCTGCGTAATGAACTCCAACTGCATAACCTAAATCCGTTGTTTTTGTAACGTTGGACATTGGTACACTCCTGTTTACCTGCCGCCCCCACTAATGCACTTATCTGAATAAGAAAGCCTTTCCGCCTTCGTCATGTTCTTTAACTTATTTACCAAACTAACCGTTCCTCCACTACCAGCAGATGAACCAGCGCCAGGTTTCGACATGTTTTCAGCAGCACGTTTTACGTTACCATGCTCTTTCGAGACAAGGCTGTCTTTGTAAAATGCAGCACTGCTTTTGCACATGTCATAAGCCGCCTCCATAGCTTCGGGATCACTAGGATTCCTTAACAAATATTGTCTAGTTTTAATGGGCAACTGTTTGCCATATTTTTCCATTACTTCCGAATAATCGGGATTCGAACCTTGAAACGCTAGCGCTTGACTTTGACGCAAAAGGGAAGTTTTCTCTTGCAACATGTCATTACGCATAACCTCTTCACGTTTCCTTTGTTCCGCTATCGTTAAATAGTCGGTTTCGTCTCGTCCCTCGAAAGGATCAATAGTTTTTTGCTGAGGAGTTGAAATTTGCGTAAGTGTTTGTCTTAACTGCAAAAGTTCATTCCTTAACGTACTGTTTTCTCCCTTCATCTCCTTCATGGAATTTCTCATACCGCGAAAATCTTCCGCATTTGGATTCCTTGAAGTTTCGCCCGATTGACCAGCGGCATCCTGTTGCTCAACGGCATCTTGAACATTTGTATCATCTTCGCCCGTTACATTTTCTTCTATTGTCATAACCTCAAAACCTCAATTGTTAATTTTCCTCAATTTAAACACCCTATGTCCCCCTCCTAAGAGGGGAACGGGTAGGCATCACCCTTCTAAACTCCAAGTCCTAAACTCGCGTACTTTTTAGGACTTAAAGCTCTACCGCTATCTAGCTTGGCAATGCTATCCAAAATAAGGCTTGAGGCGCACCCATCAGGGATAACCACATTACCTCGCCGTTCAAACGGTAGATTCCAAATCGATTTGACTTCTTTCTTGCTTCTCTTTACATGTAAACCAAAACTTCCCATAATACCCATTTCTTCGCGGATTATCTCGGAAACATTCGGACTGTATTTAAAAGCGGATAAACTTGATCGCACTATCCTCTTGACCGCATCACGTTTGGAAATCTTAACTATGATCATCTCATCCCATCCATGCTTATCAAAAACTTCGTCTACAAAGTCCCATAGCTCATGTTCAAGAAAATTCGCTGCTGCCTCTTGTGCTATGTCTCTA